CAGTACCGGCGCCGCATCCGTTCCTGTGATGGTTGCAGCAGCCTGGGATCCGGCAGCGCCGGTCGTTACCGTGCCGATGGAAAAAGCTGCGACCGGTCCTGTCTCGCCCTTGTCGCCCTTGTCGCCCTGATCGCCCTTGTCGCCTTTGTCGCCTTTGTCACCGGTGTCGCCCTTCGGTCCGGTGTCCCCGGTGTCGCCCTTATATCCCTTCGGGATAGAGAAATTCAGGATAGGCTCCTCATCGGTACCGGTGATGGTGACGGTTGCCGGCGTGCCAGGCTCCCCGGTGGTCACCGTGCCGATAGAAAAATCAGGCACGGCGCCGGTCTCACCCTTATCGCCTTTGAGGGCCGGGATGGTCCGCCAAGCACCCTCATCGTCCTTGACTTTTAAAATATGTAAAATGTCTGGCATTTTGCGCCTCCTTAATTCTTCCTAAGCAGAATGTAAAATGTCGGCTCCCAGGTAAGAGCGCTTGACGGAGCCGGAAATGCTGCAAAGTAGGTCAGCGTTGTTCCGGAAATATAGCCCGTCAAAGTGATCCCCTGCCCGACGGCCTGAACATTGATCCCGACGATTCCGACAGCCGTATACCCGGATACGGAGTATTGCGTCGTGCTGGTGATCGTGATCCCGGTCGTTGGCACGTTAATAGTTACCTTGCAGGTCCCAATCATCCACGCGTCTGCTCCAACCTTACTTTCCACATACTGCCGGATGGCCTTGTTCTGCACCGGGTTTGTGCTGGTGCTGCTCATTGCACTGTCAATGGTCAGCGTGTTCTGTTTGCCGGCAAGGGCTGCCGTAACGGCAGCACCGCTCACCGGGGCCGTGTTGTTCTCTACTGACTGCTTGACGCTGTCTGGGGTCAGCAGCGTTGTAAAGCCCGTTGTCCAAGCGTCGTCTGTAGCGCACTGATAATTGTAAAATCCGGTCGTCGATCCTCCGTCAATGATATCCGGCTTTCGGAAGATTGCTGCGCTGCTTACCCCGCCTTGCGAAAGCGGAACAAAACCTGCTGCCGTTTTCAGGAGAACGATCTTGCCTGCATTTAATGCCGCTGTGATCTCCGCAAAGGTCGTGGTCCCGTATGTTGCCACGAAGCACTCCGGCTCAGCCTTTTCGTCCACATACGCCTTGATCACGCTATTTTGCACGGCGTTGGTGCTCTCGTCATCCATTTCGTCGTCCACCGTCGGCAGCACCGGGATCGTCGGCTTGTTGATCAGGTCGTCGTAGTCCCCGCTGGTGGCCACCGTCGCCAGATCCGCGCTGTTCGCCTTGGGCGCCACTGCGGCTGTAATCGCTGCGAATACATCTCTTGCCTGGTTGGTCGGATCGTAAACACTCTTTTTCATGTCGCCGGTGCCGTCGCCGTCCACGCCGTTGTAGATGCTGATCCGCAGGGATGTCCCGTCGCTGAAGGTCAGATCCAGATAGTCATTGGTGCCGGGCTGATGTGTTCCGGTATAGGATGCTTCCATGATCACCTTCCCGGAATTCCCGTCCGGATTGATCCACACTTCCTTCACCGGATCCGTCGGCTCCGTCGTGCCGATGTATACCCCGCTCTCGCCGGTGTCGCCCTTCGGCCCCTTGATGTTCCGCGGCTCCGGATTCGGTTTGCACTGGTCATTGGTCCAGGAGATGATCCCCTCCTCGCTCACGGACGGCAGGAAGGTCGCTCCGTCGAATTCCCCGCCGTCCGCGTCGTCCCGTACAGACTGGGAGATATCCTTTGCTTCCATCACCTGATTGGCCAGCACTTCTTCAAATTCCGGCGTCAGCGGTGGGAACGGATGCCCGTCGTGCGGTGCTTCAACAAAGAGATATTTGATGTCGGTGGTCACGCGCTCCGTCACTTCGTCGTCCGTCAGCTCGTTGCCGTGCACGTAGACTTCCCAGGTCCCCTCCGTCAGATCCAGATGCTGCTCCTCGGTGATTTTGTCATCCTCCATCGGCAAGATGTAGCTGAACGGTCCCATCGTGAAGTGCACCCACTTCCGAAGCCCGGTCCAGTCACTGCCTTTGAAATCGGCCTCCACCGTGAGATAATTATGCGTGCCGGCCACCACCTTCTGTGTCACAATGGCCAGCTCCTGCGCGTTAATGATCAGCTTAATCATGTTTCACTCCTTCAATCCTTCGCGTAAAGAATGTAGATATTCCCGTAGACAGCGGGCGTATCGCTGGTGGCGGATGTGTTCTTCATCCTCAGCACAGCCTGGGTGTGCGTGCTGTTGATATTGAAACGGGATAAGCTCAGGCTCGTGTTGACCATGTTTATCCCTACGATTCCGACAGCCGTGTACCCTGTCACTCCCTGTACGTTATGTGAGCAGGAGCTTGATCCGCCGGCTGTTACGGCTGGAATGGAAAAAGATTCCTCCTGGACTACGATCCCCACGCTGCCGCCGCCTCCGCCGCTGTCGTCGTTCTTCCAATAACGTCCGCCGTTCCCGTCGGTGGCCAGCACCTGTCCGCTGGTCCCGTCGGATGCCGGCTCGCTGATCTTCCCGGCCAGTTTCGTATCCACTTCCGTCTCGGTGTAATACCGGTTGTCATGGGTATGATCCGTACCTGCCTTACCTGCCAGCAGGGTATCCACCTCACTCTCGGTATAGTAACGGCTGTCGTGGTTATGGTCCGTGCTCGCTTTCCCGGACAGCAGGGTATTCACTTCACTCTCAGTGTAATAGCGGCTGTCATGGTTATGGTCTGCATCTGCCTTTCCGGTAAGCAACGCATCCATCTCCGCTTCTGTGTAGTACCGGCTGTCATGGACGTGGTTGTTCTCGGCTTTCCCATTCAGACCGGCCACGATGGCGGCGTTCCGTACCGGGTTTGCGCTGTTTGGATCCAGCTGCTCGTCCACGGTGACGGTCTCCCCGCCGCCTCCGCCGCCCCTCTCGGCCTCGATCTCCGCCCGGTTCTGCTCCTGGATCTGCCGGATCAGATACTGCCGCAGGTTCTCGTAATCTCTCGCCAGGTTGCCGGTCGGTGCCGGCGGATATTCCGGTATCCTTGCCATCAGTAATCACTCCCGATTGCCAGCACGCGGGCAATGGAATAGATCCGGCAGTTGCCTCGGCCTTCCACCCGCAGCCGCAGATGGTCGCACCGTCTCGGCCGCACCGGGATGGTCACGGTCCGCAGGCTCTCGGAGATGATCTCTCCCTGCTTCTCCCACCGTCCGCTGCTGTCGTATTCGATCATAAACCGTACCCGTGTTCCCCGGTCCATCTGCAGCCGGAAGTTGTACCGGTTGGTGTATTTCTTATCCGGGTACTGGTAGTACATCACGCCGCTCTCGCCGTACCAGTCCACATGGTCCTCCGGCGTGCCGGCGGTTCCCTTCAGCGCCCAGAGACTCTTTCCTCTCGTCAGCGCATACAGCTCCTCGCCCACTGTGGCAAACTCCATCACGGCCAGGTCGTCTTCCTTGATCCAGAGCCCTCTCCGGCTGTCGTAGCAGAAGAGCCGCCAGTTGTCGTCCCCGTCCCGCATGGAGATGTAGTAGTTGTCGCCGATCACACCGGCCACCGCCTCATAGTAGTGGATATCACCCAGCGGTGCGCTGATGGGGGACGGCGCGATGCCGCCCTGGTAGATCACCACATTGGCATTGGTCTTGTAGTAGAGGATCCCGTTGACCACTGCCAGGGATTTGCTGCTGCCTTGCTGCACGCCGTCGCATACCGTCTCCGTGATCTCGTGGGCGCCGATGGCGCTCACGGCCACCCGGTGGATCCTGTCCTCTTTAAAGAACGTGGGATATCCCAGGTAATTGATAGCACCGGTCCATGGCCCGTCGGATCCCACGGACGCCGCGTACGGATCCGTGCTGATCCCTTCAAATTTCTTCCAATTTTTAAAGTTTCCAAGAGCGCAGGCGTAGATCTCGTTGACCATCTCGTTGCCCTCGGCGCCGTACCGGCAGCCCCACAGGCGGTTCTTGCATTCAATGACGAAGTCCATGTCCGGCACGTCGCCGCTCTGCAGTTCCTCGTTGGTGTTCACTTCCGCAATGATCTTTTTCGGTACCGATACAAGGATCCCGGCCTGCAGTCCGATGTCCCCGTAGCAGATCCGCACGTTGTTTGTGCCGGCACCCGGCGCCACGCCGAAGTTGATGATCCCGGTCGCCCTTGCAAAGCTCCAGCCGCTCGTCTTCAGCACGCCGTTGACGAATACGCCCTGGATGCGCATATCGGTCCCGCCTGTCTCCTGGCACCATGCCCGGACGTCCGGCGGCAGGTAGTAGGCCGTCTGCCCGGCCACGCCGTTGTAATCAATGATGTGCATGGCCATCGCCGGATTGTAGTTGGCCGTTTCGTTCCCATTCCCGGTGGAAGGGATCGTGTCCTGGATCTCCGCCGGCATGGTGGCGACGGTGCCCTGTATGTCCTGCGCCAGCTGTTCGTAGTATTCGTTATAATAAACGCCCATGATGGCGCAGCGGTTCCGGATCAGCCAGTCCGGCAGGAAGCTCTCGTCCAGCATGGTGTTCGGACTCAGGTTGGTGATGGCCGGCGGCACCTGCACGCTGCCCACCGTGCCGAATTCCTCATACGTCGTCCTGAAGGTCTCCTCGTCGGTATCCGCATCCCGGATCAGAGAGAGGTAGACGTAGGTCATGTCGTCCGTCTCCGGCGGATGCTCCAGGAAGTGCCGGTCCGCGCTCCCCAGGATCGGTTTGTTGTACAGATGGATCTTGTACCCGTCGCTCATGGCGCGCAGCATGGCGCTCGGCAGCGTCACGCACAGATCTCCGTAGTCGCTCGGGTCCGCGGTGTTGTAGTATTTCTTGTCGGGAAAAACCACGATGTACGCGCCGAACGGCACCAGCTGCTTCTCTCCAGGCGTCAGTCCGGTCAGGGCCGTTGCCCGGTCGTTGATGTGCAGCGTCCCCTCATCCACATACGCCAGCTCCACCTTGTCCATGATCCCGCCCGGATCGTAAAGGTCCTTGATGTACCCGCGCTTTGCCCGGTTCGCCATCAGCGGGTAGTACAGGGTGGTCAGGTTCTGCGAATCATAGAATTCCCCGTCCGCGATCTTCGCGTTGTGATTGTAGCCGGCAAAGGTATCCGTCACTTCCCGGTAGGTCTGATGCTCTTCCAGTCTCGGTATAA